TTGTAACTAGAATTAATAAATGCGGAGCACAAGTTGGTTCTCAAACCAATGTAGGGACCGCTAGACCAATGGCGGGTGGGTCAGGAGCAGGGTTATAATATATGTCAAGAGTAAATCACAACGCACAATATATATATGATGTAGATGGTGAAACAGTATGGGAAAAACTACGGGTAATTAGGAATCAATTGGAAGATAGAAAAATAGCGTTGGCTTTGGTCAATCTAAATAGTGAAGAAAATAGAAAAAAAATTACAGATAAAGATTCATACGAATATAAAAAATATCTCATCTACAAAGACCAATCGGAAAAATTAATTCAAGATTGTGTAAATGAAGTAGAATTTTTAACACAGTTTGAAGCTGTGCTGGCCGCGGAAGCAGAAAAAACTCGTATACCCGGAAAGACTGATGACGAAATGTATGAGATAAATTTCTTTGAGGAATTGGCTTTGAGACTGGTTGGATCAGCCCAGGCTCAGATGTTGGCATCTGGCAGAATGCAGGAAGAAACCATTAGACGTGTGTTAAAAAATAAACAAGCTTTACAAATGTGTGTAGACAGAGGATTTCTAAGTCCAAACGCTATACAGATAGCAGGACCAAACTTGTCTATACCATATAACTACGATACGCTATATTTAGAAAATCTAAAAAAGGAAGATTAATATGTCTAAGAATTGGTTGTTTATTGAAAATGGCATAGTGAATGAAATTGTAACACAAGATGACACTCCAAATCCTAGTCAAGCAACAAAACCATACGATACTTTGGCACAGGATGATTCTCAAACCTTCCAAATAGGTGATACATTCACAGCTGAATTGCAATTACAATATAATAAATCCATTTGGCAGTCAATGAGATGGCTGCCAACTGACGCTGAATTGGCAGAACAAGTAATTAACAGGAAAAAATTTCCTATGTTCAAATTGACTTCATCTAAATAATGCTTTACTTTTTACGTTTGACATAGTATAATTGATGTATGTACACTTTAGGTAAAGCAAATGAATAATACTATTATAGATATCCTCAGTTTAGACACTGTATTTTTAAGTTACGATGAACCCAATCGAGAAGAAAATTGGGCTAAATTACTTGACATACAGCCTAATGCTAAAAGAGTAGACCGCGTAAATGGATTGGCAACAGCCCATCGAGCTGCCGCACAAGCCAGCAGTACAGATAGATATTTACTGGTAACAGGAGATACTGTTCCCGACAAAAGTTTTTTTGAACAACAGCTAGTGTTAAACGAAGACAACATCAATCATGTTTTTATATGGAAAACTCGCAACAATATAAATGGATTGACGTATAATAACAGTGGTTTGTCTTGCCGCATTAAAGAATCAATCAAACCTCAAGAGATTGCCAATTATAAAGACATGTATGACTGTTATTCAACTCACTGTATAAGTGCCACTGCCTTTCAAGCATGGAGTACAGGATTCAAACAAGCAGTTAACCTTAGTCTTGATAATGGACAACGACCTACAGTGGATAAATTTAAACAACAGATATCTCAAAAAAACTTAGACGATCTCAGTGTATGGCATAATGTAGGCCGCGATGTTGATAATGGCATTTGGAGTATGCTGGGTGCGAGGATGGCTACATATATGTTGATGATTACTCCAACTTGGGATTATCAAGAAGCTGAAGATGCTGAAAGCCTCAAAAATCTTTGGCTTAATATAGATGGGCATGATCCAGAACATATATTAGGAAGGATAGCTCCGGATTTAATTAACCAATTGAATCTTCCAATAGTCATGCTAGACGAAAAAGCCAGCGGCTTTTTTAAAAATTACTACAGACAAACTAGAGTTAACAAAGGCATCATGCTGACTGAAGCTGACGTTATATAGTTTTAAGCAAATTTTAGAAAAAATTCAGTGGCTATAATGTCTTCTACCTCGCCATATACAGTTACCTGATAACCAAAGCTATTGGGATCAAGCCAGATTTTATATCTGGGATCTTGGCAATTAGTTTTGACCCATTTGCCTTTATCAGTGTTCATGAACTCACTTAGCGGCTGAGCTGCATAAATCTCGAGATCTTCTACATCTCCCATGGTAAAATTGTGGAATTTAATAGTCTTCATCGTGCTATTATAGCAGATGGTGAATTATTTTACAATGAATTCAGACGCCATTGGAAAAATAGATTCTAATGTTTTGGCACAAGCCACGGCAATTTCTCTATGTTCTTTTTGTGTTTCTGGTCCAGTTCTAAGCTCACAGTAATGGAGCCAGCTTCTAAGACTGCCATTCATGTATAATCGGCTTACGGTAAGACCTTCGGGTAATACAGCACGAGCTTGCTCTTTAGCAATACCATGTTTAATGGCCCAGTCATAAACATCACTGGATAAATCAGCTATACGCTGTTGTTTAATTTCCCAACGAGTTGCCAAATCTTTGTCATCTGTTTCTAAACTGTTTTGGCGGTTTTTGGTGTCTTGTAGTCTGGCTTCTTTTAATACAACTCCCAGATCAGCTACGGCATAACGTTGTGAGAATTCTTGAAAACTAAACGAACGATGACGTAAAATTTGACGAGCAATGTCCCTGGTAGTTTCAATAGAAAGGCATACGCTTGCCATTTCCATAGGCGACCAGTGCGAATTTTTTATTAAATAACGAATAAGTTTTTCGCTTGTTTCGGTATTATATTGATTTCCCGGATTAGAAACTCGAGCACAATACGCTACCAATTCTTGTAAGTTAATAATACCTTTATCGAATAATTCATCCGATGGTTTTGAGTATGATACTAATTCTACTTTCAAAGTTTTCCTAATAATTTATCAGTTTCTGGTTGAACCAAGGCTGCTACACTTTTAATATCCACTACAAAGTCTACATCGCGTATGTCATCATCTAGTTCAATAAATATCCTGGACACAACATCTTCTACGTCATCGATGGACAGTCCCTGTTTCATTAGAGCGTGCAGATTGATGGTACGTTGTTTATTACCTTTTAATTTTAAGATAATCTTTTTAATACATTCGAGGGGAACATCAGTTTTGTTTACTTCTTTGACTATTAGTTCCCACTGAGCTGATACATCATCAAATGGATGCATCGCTCACCGAAGTATTATTTTTACTAGGGCGTCCTCGACGTTTGGGAGCTTCGACAACCGGAGGAGTCCAAGTAGCTTCTGCTGTGTTAACTCCGGGTACCATGCGTTCTGCGTCTTTCTTCATGCGAGCTGCTTCTGCTATCATACCGGTAGCTTCTACTTCCATGCGTTTTGCTTGAGCCAACATATTGGCTGCGATAGCACGGTCGCTAAGTACGCCATCTTGCGTAGCTGTAAGTGGATCGGGCATTTGAAAACGACTTTCTGCCACTTGTTGTTTGGCTAATTGAGCATCTTTGTATCTAGCTTCAGCGGCTCTTTTAACACTGGGATCTACCATACCTCGTGTGGCGTCATCTTCTTGAAGTTTTTTCATGGCTTCCTCGCCCTTGTTCATTTCATTGACCAGTTTGTTTAATTCGTCTAGTCTAATAGTAGCATTAGAGGTTGGTGTCATGATTACATCACCGCAACGGACTTTCTTAATCATACGCTCTTGATGTAGTGTCTGTAGTATAGGTCTTCCATCTGGTAGTAATGAACGATGTAAAGCATCCGACAGTTGCATAGCCTGCTGTCCTGGCTCGCTTTCTACAACTCGCTGTATAGCATCTTGCCAAGAAGCATTTAGTACCTCTGGATATATGACCAAGCACATGTGTTCATCTCCTGGTACTTCCCTAAATAGAACTAAGACTTTTCTGTCGCCTATTTTGCCAACGTGTTTGATTTGATTTGCCATTTTAGTCTCCTTGACTTGAATCTGCTGGCGTGTTGATAGCAGTTGAATCAGTTTCTACATCTGCGGCAGTATTATTGGCATCAGCTTGAGCTTGAGCCTGTGCTACTACAGAATTTAGAAAAGTTGTGAGTTTGTCATAGACAACACCAACTTGTGTGAGTTCGGCACCGCGAAATGCTCCGCGACTAGCCGCTAAATCAACGATGCTTCTAAGAGCATCGAGATCTGAAACAGTGATTTGAGTATTATTTTCCATACTAATATTTAACTGACTTTTTTCCTATCCTAAAATAAAATGCCCCTGAAAAGGGGCATTTTGGACAAGTTGAACAGTATTAATTGCCAGTTTCTTCTTCGTAATACGCAAATTGTCCCCAGGGCGGGACTATAGTATTATTTCCGTGTATGATCCATAATGTATCACAATAGCTTTCGTCTCCCCACGATCCAAAAGGATATCCGTCAGTCAATACTACTAGACGTTTAGGTTCAATCTGTTCGTGTTTTAGATAGTTAAAAATAGCAGTAAACTCAGTACCGCCACCACCCATTGGTTCATACTCTGAGATATCTTCTAGATTCTCGCTGTCATACTGTTGAGGATTGTGTACATCGGTATCATAGGTAAACAAGTGTATCTTGTAAGCGGCAAATTGTTCCATAATACCCTGTACCTCACACAAGAAGTCTTTGAGCATGTTGCCGTCAATACTACCGCTGGTGTCTATAGCTATGGCTACGTCAATCATTTCCTCTGGCTTCATGCCTGGCATAATAGCATCCATGTGCCACCCTCTTCTACTAGAACGCATCCAAGTAAAATCAGATTTGATAGTGGATTCAAGTTGCATACGCAAGAGTTCACGCCAATTCATTTTGGGCGCAGTCATATCCTGTATTAGACGTTTGACTCCCGAAGGAATGTTGCCCGCATTGTCCGAGGCCGCGGCAGCCGCTAGTACAGCTTCTTTAATTTCATCACGAATAGCATCTTTTTCAGCTTGGCTCAGTTTAGGGCGGCCCTTGCCGTCTGTCTCATCATCACCATCCATGTCATCATCGCCATCCATGTGCTGATCCAACAACTGATCCAGTAGAGTGTCGATACTGATTTTGTCAGCATTTTCATAAAGTATATCGTAGATTTCTTCGGCACACATGTCTTCATATTTGGCGTCATATAGACAAGGCACAGTAGTGATCTTTTCGCCTACACGATGTTTGATTAAGTCGGCATTCACGCAATAGTCATCTGCAATATTCCACAGTTTGGGATTCCTGTCTCCGCGTCTGCCCATGTGATCGTAGACACAGTGTAGAACTTCATGTCCAAACAAGAATTCAATTTCTTTGGGACGTAACTTGTCGATAAATCTGCTATTATAATAAAACCTACGTCCATCTGTTGCGGCAGTAGGACACCATTCGTCAGCATTTACTAAGGTCAACCTTGTCGCCAGATTACCAAAAAAACTGGCACGTAATAACAAACCTACTCTGGCGGTAATTAATTTTTCACGAACTTCCGCATCTAATTTAGGATTTGTTGGACCCAATAAGTCATTGAATTCGCTAGAATCTTTTTTATCTGCTGTAGTACCTTTAGCACTCATATCTATTCCTTATTATTAATTATACTACTATTATACTATATGTTAGATTTAAAGTCAACCATCTGACTTAACGTATTTAAGAACGAACCAAGTTTGCGCTGATTCGCTGAAGAAATCTAAATGAATTTGTTCTGAATAATAAAATTTACCAGACAGTAATACATGGTCGTCGTTGTATGGTTTGAGTCCTCGATGGCGTCTTACTGAGAATCCCATTTCTCGCCGACATTTCCAAGATATTAACATACTAGCACCATGCTCTCGTACTATTTCTTCACTGATAGCTTCCCAGTCGCTTGGATTTTCAAAAATAATAAGATTGTGTTTAATTTTTACGTTCATTCTTCTCCAAATTTAAGTAAAAATATAATGTACTTTTTTTTATCTATTATATTGTTGTTTAAAGAAAGCATACCGTCAGGCATATAATTCAGTTGAATACCATAATTATTCAATAACCAATCGCTGAATGTAAGCATGTTTATACTATCATCGTGACAAGCACGGTGATTGAACTCTTCTTTGGCTCTGATTATTTGACCCCAAATCATTTCATTGCCAGCAATAGTATCTATCCTATTAACAGTATTGGCGTAGTATTCGTCTTTACTCATTTAATAGATTTAGCCCGTATTTTAATCCAAAAGAATTCTTTTGGATCTACTGTTTCGTAGTGCATAAAACTTACACCGTTGGCATTTTCAATCCATACACGACTACTATGTTTTAATAAGTGATCATGTAGAGTAAAGTTCATACTTCCCCCATTGGCTGGGCTACAGTCTGGCATCACAACATAACGTCCAAGATTTTTACCAAATATCGTGCCGTTTTCTTTTAATTCGTAGTAGTAGTTCAAATAGATTCGCCATATTTAAGTTTGAACCAGTTTAGTTCCTCGTCTCCTAACAAGCGGATTATATAATAATTATATAATATGTCATAAGTCCAATAAGTGTTATCTATCTTATTTCCATGTGCCAAAGTTTCGCAAGGTCCATAACATTGTGTCAACCAATGCCTGATATAGTGCAGATCCAATATTCTTTCTGTGGCTATCACCCAGTTGAATTTGTCTTCCTCGGCAGATTTATACAAAGTATATTTCATATGAAAAAAGATGGAAGGGCAGTGCGAACACAGCCCTGTGTAGTTAAACTACACTGCCCTTCCTATAGTCCTTATACAGAAGCTTGTAGGATATACTTACCATATTTCTTGTGAAACTCATCGAAGTTCTTGAGTTTAGTTGGTTGGAAGGGTAAATTGTACACAGTCAAGGCAATTCTTGCACCCATGATCACTAGTTCTGTTTCAAAGTTTTTCATCATAAAAGAAAAGAAGCAGTCACTCATAGCGTGGAAATCTTTGTCTGCTACTTTCTTTTCCACCGCATCTCTTAGTTCATAGCACATGCTAATCACCAAAGAATACATAGCCGAGATTTCTTTGACTTCTAGGTCAGTTACTTTACCGGACAAAATATGTTCAGGCTTGGGCATACGTCCGGCAATCTTACGGTGAGCGTTAAACTTAATAGCGAGTCCTTCTCCGATAGTACCTGAGATTAGATTAGTAATAGTATCGTCATCTGTATCTTCATCAGATAATAAATCACTCACGAACGACCAGCTACGTGGCGTGGCAAAAGCACGACTGCTAGATCTTGGATCAAAATCATATAGGTCGTTCTTATTGGAACCTAAGTAGCCAATAATATCCTTGTGCTGATTATGTGTAACAGCCCAATCTTGCCAGCTGTCAAAATCTGTTTTAATTTCCTGGTGAATGAAACGATTGCTCAACGGAGTTGGCATACGATATGTAACACCTTTGTCACTTTCTCTGTTACCAGCGGCAACCATGACCACATTGTCAGGCAACACATACTTGCCCACACGTCGATTCAAGATCAACTGATATGAAGCACTTTGAACCGATGGTGCCGCACTGTTCATCTCATCAAAGAATACAACTACAATGGGATATTGACTGGCTAATTCTTGTGTTGGAAGATCCACTGGTTCAGCCCAGTCCATTTTGCCGGTATCTTTGTTGTAGAATGGAATACCACGAATATCTGTTGGCTCCATCTGACCTAGGCGCAGGTCAATCATGTAGCCACCTAGTTCGGCAGTTACATCTGCTACCAGTTCGGATTTACCGATACCTGGAGGACCCCATAAAAATAAAGGACGTTGTTTTTTAAAAGCTTTAAGAAGACTGCGTCTTGCTTGTACGGTTGTTACTTGTCTTGTTTCTGACATGGGCTATGTTCCTTTTGTTAAGTTTATAAAATTTACTATACTGCTATTATACGACAGAATTAATTAATCGTCAACCTTATTTCCAAATCCTATCCAACCCACTTGATAATGATTGAATAAAGGTGTAACGCCTATTTGTGTGGCAAATTCTGCTACCAGTCTACCTTTGCCACCTACTGTTAGTGTTTCGAGAAAAATATCATACTGTCCATTGTCTTTTCCAAACAATAATCCAGTGGCACCGCAATCATCTACGACCACCAATGTTTCGCTGTCTATAAATCTCTGTACCACAGCCAATTCTTTGAGATGATGAGCGGCACTGGGAAACCAATAGGTCCAGTCAACATCATAAGAATCCAAATATACCAAATGTACAGGTGTTCCTTGATTGATAAATTCTTCGGCAAGAGAGTTGAGATATGCCACAGAATCTGAGCAAGTTACTGTGGTGTTTGAACTGACTAATTTGGCACAAGTTTTTACTGCTACAGGATCCAAGTCTACAGTATAAGTATGACTACCGTTGCCACGATCAGAAACATAGCGGTCAAATAATAAACTGCTTTGTCCGTCTCCGATATAATTGCCCGGTTGACGTAAACAACCTGTCTCCACTATAGTTATAGGTGTTTCAAACGTATCCAAGTATTCAAATATTTTTCTAAAGGATACGGCACGTTTACCTAAGTTAGGCTCTGCTTCCTGCTCAAAGTATTCCCAAAATGATGTCATTTTTTTGTCTCATCCATGAATACTTCTAGCGCCATTTGCTCTAACGGACTGATACGTTTGTAGTATTTGACCATGGCTTCTATAGCCGATAAGCCATCCATCTCATTGACGTTGGCAAAAGTTTCAATAACTTCGCAGGCGTAGTTTAGGTCTATTTTATTATTCATACTACTATTATACAACTGTATGAATAAAGAGTCAACCTGGATTTATCGCCCTCGACCTGCTGATCTTGTTGGTGGTTTTTTGTTTGGTGCCGGAGAAGTAGATTTTTTAATCTTTTTTTCTATGCTTGGGGCATCGTCACCTTCTATGTGGTGTATGCCTTTTTTCTTTTCTAACGCGGCTTTGATTGTGTCGCTAAATTTGCTCATTGTATTTCCTTATTTTTGGCTCCGGTCCCTGGAATCGAACCAGGCTTCAGGGATTAACAGTCCCCCGCCTACACCGTGTTTGCTTGACCGGAATAATTATTCAGTTTAATTACAATTTTACTTAGCGACTAAACAAGTGAATTAAAAATTCTTGGCGTAGTGGACTGGAATTGAACCAGTCCACCGGTTGCCCATTGCCTTACCGCACAGGCAACACTACTGATATGTTTATCCCCTGACAGATTTTTTTGGTGCCATTGCCTTCATAATATATTCATCACGGTCGATAAAACCTGCTTCAATTTCCTGTAGTGCTGTGACTAATGTGCTGTGATTGCCTATTACTTTCTTGGCATGATTGGCTCCGAGTTCTCTAGCTCTAGTAGCTCCTATCATAATTAATTCATATCTGCCTACACGTTTAGCGGCTGCTTCGCTAGTGCGTCCTTCGACATTAGTAGGATCATATCGTGTACGTTCTAATCTAGGAATAATTTTGCCATCTGGTAGTTCTTGTTGGATTAACTTCATTGTATTTCCTTATCGAGATAAAAATTGGGTTTTTTTCAATTGCTTGAGTGCTTGATGTATTTTTTCTTTGTCTTTACGTATTGACCTAGCGATTAAAATACGTTTTTCCATTTTACTTAATTGCCCTGCGAGTGTCTTACTTAATTCCGACGACGACTGCTGTTTTGATTGCTTTTGCTGTTTAGACATATTGACTCCTTACGTTAAGTTATATAATACTGTATAAGTGAATTAAAGTCAACCACAACTGTGATTAATTAAGAAATAAATTAATACGTGATAGTTTTTTGTTTGTCAGGAAAACTATCAAACCCCGTGAGCGCAGCCCATCCTGTTTTCGCGTCAGCGGAGGCGGAATATGGTTACAGGTCCGCCTTGATTTTTGATTAGGTCACTTGCGTGGTACCGTTGCCAGACTTAAATCCAATTTCCCCACCTTGCTCTTTGATCTTCTTTAATACATCTTCAAAAAGTATAGGAGCAAAATCAGGAAGTTGTTCAACTGATACATTGTAATAACGAGGATCAATCTCATCACTGTATAAGATTTCACCAGTCTCGGTATCGACACCGCGTGGCTTCATAACTCGATTGGCATGCAAGTGGCCATGTATATTACATCCAAATCTACCGAGACTTTCTAGATGGATCGGAATGTGACTTAAAATAAGTCCGTTCATCACATGGTAAGCCCGCAACTCACGGAAGTACTGTCTATATTCGTCGTCGCGGAAGATGTCATGATTACCACGTATGAGAACTTTATCTCCGTTTAGGCGGGCAAGCGTGGTGAGTGCCTTTCTGTTGATAACAACATCGCCTAGGTGATAGACTTTGTCGTTGGGCCTAACCCGGTCGTTCCATGCTGTAATCATGGCCTCGTCCATTTCCGCAGGATCATCCCACGGGCGAAGTTTTGTAACACCATCGTTACGTGTAAAGCGACATACACCAGCATGACCAAAGTGTGTGTCTGATACTAAAAATACTGCTGGCATTGAGTGCTCCTTTCTTATTCAAATTGTCAACATTATGGCTGTAATGTCTGCTTCATTTTTAACACCTACCCAATATGGACAAGTGCAACTTTTACCATGGGCAGATTTGAATACTGAAACTTTACCACGACAAATATTCCAATCGTCGTTGCCATATTCCCATTCCCATCCGTACATACCACGTAGGATAGTTTCTACTCGGTTTCTTTTTTCCCATTCGTTTTCAAACATTTCAAACTTAAACGCATACTTCATTCCTTTATGGAACAAGCGATGGCGTCTATCTAATTTAACTATCTTCACAGCTTTCTCCTTTCTTTATATACTTAATATGAATGTGTCTACTTGTACGGAATTTACAGATTCAAAGTAACCCGAACCTGGGTTATGTAGTGTAACTGTGTTACCTGCATCATCTTTGACTGGGATTGAATACTGTTCGGTGTTAGCACGAAAAGTCGCCAATGCTTGACCGGCAACCTCTGCGTCTTTGAATACCCACAAGATCTCGCCGTATCCATCGCCGTGCCCAAAGCTATCTCCAGTTCCGTAAGTCATCCAAAGGATGTGCAAGGGGGTACCAGCTTCGGCTTCAAAGCCGACATTTATACAGTCTTCATTGTGGGCCAATCCCATCCAACGACCGCGACTAGATATAGCTATACCTTTAACTTCGTAGTTGTACTGTTCCTCCCAAGAGCCATACTCTTCGTCCTCGCGATAGTAGTGAGTACAGATTTCATTGTATTGTACAAATAATTCCATCGCCGCTCCTTTTTGTTAGTGTATGTGTATATTATAGCAGGGAATTTAACAAATGTCAACCAAATGAGCTGTTGTATTTTCACAACAGTTTTATCAATAATATGTCCAAGTCTATCATACATAGACATACATATCTTTGCTAATAAATCTCTTTTATAAGATCAAATTCTTCCTTGGGCCATTTAGCTTGGAACTCATCTGTTTTTACATAAGCGTTATAATCTTTGGCATTAAAAAAGACCTTTACGAATTCTGTCTTTAGTGTGCCTTTTTTGTATATCGTTAAGTAAATTGATTTGGATACTCCTGCCATAGCAAACCTTTCTTTAAGTAATACATATATTATACTTTATATGTAACAAAATGTCAACCATATAACCCTATCTTAGTAGGTTTTTCCTTTAAAATATCCAAAAGAATAGGGGCCGAAGCCCCTATTATACTATTTTCTGTTACTAGGCATAATTGCCCTCACTTACCGTTTTTTAAGCGGCAGCCAAAAATAACTCGTCATTTGCAGTTATAAAATTTTGCTGATTACGTCAGTCAACTCTCGTGTTGTCCGTTTACTTACTTATTGCCACGTCGAAACTGTGTCACCCCCTCCATAAACACTCTGTAACAAAATGCTTATGGTGGAGGTGCCGGGCTCTGCCCCCGGGTCCGCAACACCTTTCGGTTTACTTCATACAACAATACTTACATTATACGATATTTATAATAAAAAGTCAAGAAAAACCCGCCGAAGCGGGTTGTGTACTAATTAAAAATTAGAAACGATGGATGATACCAACTCCGGCACCTGTTTGATTCTGTCCGGCTACTCCCGAGTAACCATTGATATCTACGCCTGGGCTAGTACCAGTTGTTTGGAAAATAGGAGCAATAGGATTACTTGTCGTTGCGCCGTTCTGAGCATATCCCAGTTGAGCATACACTTCGGTACGCTTGCTGAAACTATAGTGAGCTTGCACATTGGTCAAACTGGCATTGTCATTAGTTCTAACATAGTTAGCACCTAACAGTACTACCGGAGTCAGCTGATAACCAACGCCCACCATTTCGGCATTAACGTTGCCTACTGCTGTGCCTGTATCAGTCTTGTTGGATACATAACCAGCTCCGACAGACAAGTTACCCAATTTATAATTAGCACCAGCAAGATATGTAAGTTTGCCTGGACTATTACTATTCGCAGACACATTGGCAGCTCCGCCATTATGACGTTCTTGACCAGCAACGATTACATTCAAGTTGTTGATGCCGGAATAAATTAAATTAAAAGCCGTAACGCTACCTGATGCGATATCAGTGCCATCTGCGCTGGTTTGATTACCCAATCCAAATTGTACAGTAGCAGTTGTTCCGGCAATTTTAGGAGAGGAATAAGTCACCGCATTCTTGTTAAAGAAGTCAGCATATCCTAGAGCGATTTCTGTCGTAAAGTTTACACTATTACCTGCTAATGGCAGTATGCTATTGGCAGCAGAAATCATTGGATTGATTTTAAGCCCTAGATCAATCTCGCCCAATTGGTTGTTAGCCAAGCCCACGTAGGCCGCACGACGAAACAGACCGTTTTGATTCATACCACCATTGTTGGTTTGCAAATCACCTTCAATATTGGCTACGGCTTTTGTACCATTACCAACATCTTCTGTGGCTTTGATGCCCCACAAGCTTGATGTCATGCTAGAGTCTACCAGACCTGATGAGTTATTGATACTGTATACAGATGCATCTAAAGTTCCATATAGTGTTACGTTGGATTGTGCTTGCGCCAGTCCTGTGCTTGCGATTACCATCGCCATTAAAAATAACTTTTTCATTCTTTTCCTTTTTTTTAAAAATGTAACATCTCTGTTACCATACAGACACTGACATTATCATCAGCATCGATATTAATGCAACTTATAATCGATATAATCTTTGATTTCGATTACAGAGTACACAATTACAGTTACAACTACTACAGCAGTTAATTCAATCATATTAGTTAAATCCTTTTATGACGTTATTGTCAATTGGTGGATTACCGCGACAGTGAGCAGATATAAAAGCTTTCTCACGTATTTGATTAGACTTTGATATTTTATCATTAGAATTGTTTATACGCTTGAGCGTAGATGAAAACTTTTCTAAGGATTTTGTTTTCTGGTCCATATACAAATATTTAGCCCCAATTGGCAGAACTAATACAGTTTAGCTGATTTTTTGATACTAATCTACCGAATAGTTATCCAAAAATTTTATTAAATCGCCATACAAATTGATCAACATGGCTTCCTGGTCTCCGAAAAATATCACGCTGTAGGATCGAACCATTCCACTGTACATCTTTATATAATACGGCATTTGCAGCTTACGATCTAATGCTAACATAACTTCTGGGGTGAACCTAACGGTATTTTTAACAGGGAATTCGTAGTGCTTGTGCTTTAGTTCGTGCGCCAGAACATGATATCCTTCATCTGTAAGTCGAAATCCGCCTGTGTTGCGAAGATTATACCACCAATATAGTTTGGCAAAATCCACAGTTACTTCGCGTATCTTAGATAATTCATCTACTAATTGCTTGGTAAACTCTATTTTATTACGCACTTTACGGAAATATCTTGTCGCCTTGTTTTAGCAATACCACACTAAATTGGTCGGTTTTAAACTGTTGATTAAGTTTCTTAGCTAGATTGATAGCATGTCCTGGATTACTAAATGATACCTTTTTATATTTAGGTCCAGGATACTGAACCAGCATGTTACTGGTTTTCAAGTTAATGGGTTCATTAGAATAATAAACCGCCCAAATTCCGTCAGAAGCCAACACTTGTTCGCTTTTGTAAGTGGACTTGTTGGTAAGTTCCGCAAGTACGGTTGGTTTAGGCCGACTCACTTGAATCTCTCCTGCCGCGTGGGATTAACAGTTAAATGCATATTAATATTTATACAACATATAGACGCATATTAAAATTTTCCACCATCTATTTTAAATTCCACAATGTCATTTTTTGATGTAGCGGCAGATTCTTTAAGTTGTTTTAATTCCAATAAAAGTTCAGTAAGGTCAGCGTGCATGCCTTTGGCATCTACCATTGGCATGACGAAATCCTTGACACCACGAGCATCGTGGCCCCTTATTCTTTCTATAAATTTTTGTAGATGTAAGCTCAATGTTCTCTCTTTAAAAATTTCTCTAAATCAGGCGGAGTCCATCCGTCCGGTTTCAAAATCTTCCCGTCGTCTCTTCGGCGTACTTTTCCTAATCTGCGATCTATTTTGGAAAAATTAGTGGCCATTACTTCGCGCCATGCTCCTTCTCCGTCGGCACCCATTGAATGTATGGCACCTATGGTGACAACTAAAATATCCACCAACGCATCTAGTGTTTCGACTTTATCATCTTGCGCCAATGCCTCTAGCAATTCATTGTACTCTTCTGAGATTAGATTACAATACATTTTGAATTGGTCTTCGTTGACGCCTGTAACGGTTTGTTCGCAAGCTGTCATGAATTTTTCTGAATCGTAAAAGGGATTGGTCATTTTGGTTCTGCCTCTTCTTTGTTATGGAATGGTCCCTTGTAAGGGTATCTTTGTAATANGATTAATTTTGGATCTTGCATAGCTTCCCACTTGCGACCTTTTTTGACAGTGTACCANCCGGCAGCATACCAACTTTTGCTTTTCTTTGTCTTGGTATAAACAGGTAACTTTTGTGGCACGTCCCACATAGGGTTATAAACACGACCGCTTGTTGGATAACCGTGTACTTCGTGTGTTGGCAATTTCTTTTTAGCGGGCTTATTGGCTGCTACAAATTGAATATCAATGCTGCGTTCAACTAGTTTAAGAGTTTTGTATTGAGCCACTACCTGATTGTTTATCTTAACTTGATATCCGCCGGCATAAGCTTCTACATTGCCAACTTTCTTTTCATCTCTCTGTATTACCCAAAACTGTTTATCAACTATAGGTTTAGCTACTAATGTCATTTATTCATCCTTGCTCGACATTTTTTCTGTATGTCGATTGATACATCCGGATGCCATCCGCCAATCAACATACTACAGTCATACTTGACTGTGTTATCATCTAACATCACAAACATTACCACTGACAAAATTGTCACACACAAAACCAATGCAATTCTAAAAATACGTATAGTCTTATCCATTTAGTGCGCCTGTATATGTGGCATTCATCCAACTACCAAAACTTTCTGCGTTTTCGCTACACTGGTTGAGTTGGTATTTTCCGCAGAATTGAAGGAATCTTACACCCACTTGTCCCACATCTTTGTGACTAACTTGTTCGCGTATGGCAGTATCAATTATAAGTTTAACATCTTCTGGCTGTGCTGTCAAGTCTACCAACATTTTATTTCTTTCGTAGTCATCTAATACTCTATGCTCTACACCATCTGGATCTGTCCAGCGTTGTAGCATCATGTTGTTCCAGCTGTAACCTTGTTTTGTTCGATCCTCGTACGCCTCCGCCAAGCCGACTTTGCTTTTCGTCCCTTTTGTACGGACTCCAGGAAACGCTGAAAAAACATTGTCAGTCGGGTCGCCTCGCATGCACTTCTCAAAAAGAAGCCACCCTGGGTCCGGTATCTTTTTAGGTTCCTTAGTTTTCTTGTCGAGGACCGGTTTACCTTTCGCATCAAATATTCCTTCAATCGTGATTAGTTCGTCTGTAATACCATTGTACTGTTTTACATTTGTGGACAGCAGTTGAACAAAGTCAGTGTCACTGCTTATAATCACATGCTCGTCAGCAGGATGTAACGCAATCCATCTTGCTATGATGTCGTCACCTTCTGCTGTGGCGCACCTTATAACACTACAGTTGGTTTTTTCAGAAAGATATTTATTCAA